AAAAAAGAAAGTAAGGAAGAAAAAATTAGTCATCTTGAAGAAAGTATTGTATCTTTGATTAAGAAATCACAAGGTAAAATGTTAACTAAAAAAGATATTTTGTCGGAACAACCTAAAATTGCACCCGCAGAGCCTACTGTTAAGCCAGGGGTAAAACCTAAAAGAGGTACACCGTACAAACCAAAACATAGTCCAAAACCTAAAGCGGGTACTGAAATAAAACCGGCAGAGCCAACGGTTAAACCAGGTGTTAAACCTGAAAGGGGTAATCCTTACAAACCAAAACATAGTCCAAAACCTAAAGCGGGTGAAGATAAAGGAGTGCCTGAGTTCTTAAAATTTAATAACCTAAATATAAAATTTAGAGATGAGTGATTTAACTAACAAAATACGAAAGGCCGTAAAAGAACAAATCGAATACGATGGTCCTGAAAGAATGGATAGAGAAATCGAGAGGAAAATCTCTAGTGGTGAAACCCCTATTTCTGATAATCCCGCCCTACCAGGTAAAGAGAACGATGAGTTTGATAATTCTTTTGCTGAATTAATAGCTTCTACGAGATTTAAAGAAGTGGTTGATAGAGTAAAAAACTACACTGGTATGGAAGAAGTGTCAGGACAAAATGCATTTATGCAATTACAAATGATGTTAATGCAGGCAGTACAGGAAGTGAAATCTATAGAATCAAATAATGAGGGTTATTTAGAACAATTAGCAGTAGACTTAGTTAAACAAGAATTATCACTACCTGATGATGCATTTCAATATGACGTAGAGTTACAATCAATGCCAGGTCAAATAGATACGTCTAATATGATTTCTGAACCAGAAGAGATTGATGATGAGGAAGTTCAGCAACAATTTGGAGTTAGTTCAGATGAGGCGGAAGACGATTTAGAAAACTTTATGGTGGCTTTTGAAAAATTTGATTTAGAGAAATCTAAAAGAAGGTTTATTAATTCATTAATACAGGGAGCCTCAAAAAAAGGTCATTACATGTTCCATCTTGTTGAGGAACAATTAAATAATATTAACCCTAGACTATTAAATCTTTATGGGGTCCTAATGTCTATTAACGATTTACTTTATTGGATAATGCCAGACCAAATGATTATGTCCGCAGCCGAAAGTGGTGAGGGAGTACAGGGTTCTGAAGAAGTTGATGATACGACAGACCCACCTACTATTAAGGCTAAAGGTCTATTCTTTCCTGTTTTAGTTCATGAACTAATTAAAGGGGTTTATGAGGTATTAGGTACGTCAGGGTTACCAGACGACCCTAAGGCCGCTGATATGGTTATGGGTCAAACAGATACACTCCCATATGAAATATGGGATTTAAGATTAGGTCCAGTTATTTGGGACAAATTTAAATCTTCGTATCCTGATAAAATATATGAAGATGATATGAGAGAAATACAAAATTATTTATTTTCTCGTTTTTCCGCATTATCTACAGACGAGTTTTTTGAAGTAGCTCGTTTAATTATTTCAGGTTCAGACGAAGGAAAACAAATTGTTTCAAAAATGGTTAATGAAATTATTGAAGAACTTAAGGGGTATGAATATGAAGACGCAATGTCACAGTATACTGATGATGATGATGACAGCGATGATGGACTTTCTGACCTATTGGGTGACCTAGGTATTTCCTTAACATAAAAGTTATTTAAAATGTCTATATGGCGTTAACAAAAGAAAAGGTATTATTGGAGTATGCGAGGTGTGTAAAAGACACCTCGTATGCGTTAAAAACATATCTACAGACTTATGATAATACTCAGTCTAAATATGTTCCTTTAAAATTATTTCCCGACCAAGAATATCTAATAAATGATTATGATACTTTTGAAGAAAACATAGCCCTTAAATATAGACAAGCTGGAGTGTCTACTGTAACATCTGCATGGATATCTAAAAAATTAGTTACAGCTTCTAAAACTAAACCAGAAAAAATCCTTATCATAGCCAATAAACTTGATACATCTGTTGAGATGGCAAGTAAAATCAGAGCTTTCATGGACCAATGGCCCTCATGGTTTGGGGTAGATTTCTCCATTGAAAAGAACTCTCAAAGACATTATAAATTAACTAATGGGTGTGAAGTAAAGTCAGTTGCAACATCGAAAGACGCACTTCGTGGATATACCCCTACCATTCTTGTGTTTGACGAAGCGGCATTTATTGAAGCCGATAATGACTTTTGGTCTGCGTGTATGGCGTCCCTATCTACAGGAGGTAAAGTAATTGTAATATCTACCCCTAATGGATTTGACCCAATATATTACTCTATTTACGACCAGTGTTTAAGGGGTATGAATGACTTTAAAATTACTGAAATGTTTTGGTACCGTGACCCTCGGTACGCTAAAGATTTAAAACTTATTAAATGTAATGATATTGTTCATTATATGTTAAATAGGGAGGATTACAATGATGACGAGATTATTATAGAGTATGGTCACATATCACCTATGGAAAGAAATTTTGAAGAGATTAAATCTAAGTTTCTTGAGGGATATAAGCCATACTCTACGTGGTTCGAAGGTATGGCTAAAAAGCTTAAGTTTGATAGACGTAAAATTGCTCAGGAATTAGAGTGTAATTTCTTGGGTTCAGGTGATAATGTAATACCTAGTGATACTGTGGAAAAAATAAAGGAGAATTTTATTGTGGAACCAGAAAATAAATTTATGGGTGGTGCGTTATGGCAGTGGAAAGAACCTGTTGTCGGTCACAAATATATTATGGGTATTGATGTATCTCGTGGTGATAGTGAAGACTTTACAACCTTTTGTATTATAGATTTTGATGAGAGAGAACAAGTTTTAGAGTATTTAGGTAAAATACCTCCTGATGTCGCTGCTGAAGTCGCATTTAAGTGGGCGACAATGTATTCTGCCTTTGTCGTTATTGATATCACTGGAGGTATGGGGGTTTCTACCGCAAGAAAATTGCAAGAAATGAACTATAAAGATTTATATGTTGAAGGTACTAATGTTGCTGATAAGTGGAAGTACAACCCATCAACTATAGAGAAAATACCGGGATTAAACTTTAACTCAAAAAGAGTTCAAATTGTGGCTTCTTTTGAGGAGGCTTTAAGACATAACTTTATTGTTCGTTCGACACGTCTTATGAACGAGCTAAATACTTTTGTCTATGTAAATGGAAGGCCTGACCATATTAAGGGTCAACACGACGACCTTATCATGGCCATGGCAATGGCAATATATGTAGGTGAAAATTCTTTCACGAAACTTGAAAAGGTGACCGACCAAACAAAGGCTATGATGGAAAGTTGGTTAGTTAATGAAACTCCGGTAAAAAATTCATCTAAAGAGTTTAATCCAGGTTTACCTGTAATGCCCGCTAATCAATACAATCACCATAGACGAATTGATGGTTACACTAAAAAAGATTATGAGGATTACGGTTGGTTATTTGGAGGTAATCGTAGATAACCTTTAATTAAATTAAGTAAAGTTTATATTTATTTAAAAAAAGATGGCTGATAATAACAATTTTACTATATGGCAAAGGTTGACTAAGGTATTTGGACCTGATTCTACCTTAGACCAACAAGCCCCGGTTTATAATTTTGATAAAAAACAAATATTAAAAACTACCGACAAAAAAGAATATGAAAGAGAGAAATTACAAGCTCAACAAACACTATATTTAGGTCAGCAATGGCAAAAAATCGAAAACAATTTATATACCCAAGCGGTTTATTATGAACCCACACGTTTAGCATCTTTTTACGACTATGAGAGTATGGAGTATACTCCTGAAATTTCAGCAGCTTTAGACATTTATTCTGAAGAGTCTACTACACCCGATGAAGACGGATATATATTACAAATTTACTCTGAAAGTAAAAGAATAAAATCAGTTTTAGCGGATTTATTTAATAATAGATTAGATATTAATACTAACTTACCTATGTGGACACGTAATACATGTAAGTACGGTGATAATTTTGTGTATTTAAAATTAGACCCTGAAAAAGGTATTATGGGGGCTCAACAGTTACCTAATATTGAGATTACTAGACAGGAGAGAGGTATGAAAATTAAACCTGAAAGAAACTCAACGGAAAGTGAAAATGATTCATTAAAATTTTTGTGGCAGAATAAAGATATAACTTTCAATACTTGGGAAGTCGCTCACTTTAGATTATTAGGTGATGATAGAAAACTACCATACGGTACATCTATGTTAGAAAAAGGTAGACGTATATGGAAACAATTAATCTTATCAGAAGATGCTATGTTAATCTATAGGACTTCTAGAGCACCAGAAAGAAGGGTATTTAAAATATTTGTAGGTAACATGGATGATAAGGATGTTGAACCTTATGTACAACGAGTCGCTAATAAGTTCAAAAGAGACCAAGTAGTTGACTCCAACAATGGAAATGTGGACTTAAGATATAATCAAATGGCTGTTGACCAAGATTACTTTATTCCTGTTAGGGACCCTAATGCTCCTAACCCTATAGATACATTACCAGGGGCTCAGAACCTATCTGAAATTGCGGATATTGAGTACATACAAAAAAAGTTATTAACTTCTTTGAGGGTACCTAAAGCTTTCTTAGGTTTTGAAGAGGTTGTTGGAGACGGTAAAAGTCTATCTTTACAAGATATTAGGTTCGCTAGAACTATAAATAGAATACAAAAATCTATGGTTCAAGAACTTAATAAAATAGCTATAGTTCATTTATACCTTTTAGGTTTTGAAGACGAATTAGGTAACTTTACTTTAGGGTTAACTAATCCATCTGCACAAGCAGAATTATTAAAAATGGAACAATGGACACAGAAAATACAACTTTATAGGGATGCTGTTAGTGACCCAGGTAATGGTATTCTACCTGTTTCATCATCTTGGGCTAAGAAACACATTCTCGGATTTAGTGATGATGAAATTAAGTTGGATATTCAACAACAAAGAATGGAAAAAGCAGTTGCCGCTGAATTAGAAAAGACATCTGAAGTAATAAGTAAAACGGGTATATTTGCTAATATAGATAAGTTATACGGTAATAAACCTGGTGAAGGTGGTGATGCTATGGGTGACGAAACAACAGACTCCGAAGTAGGTGATATGGGAGGAATGTCGACTGGTGATTTAGGAGGTGATTTAGGAGGTGATTTAGGAGGTGATTTAGGTGGTGATTTAGGTGGTGATTTAGGTGGTGATTTAGGTGGTGACGCAGGTGGTGACGCAGGTGGTGACGAAGGTGGGGGAGATTTAACACCTGAAAGATTTATTAGTAATAAAGATTTAGATATATTATTAGAAGATGATTTTATTAATGGAAAAACTATATTAGACTTATCTAAAGGAAGACAGTCGTTAGGTGAAATTGAAGATAAATTGAACGAATTACTAAATGATTGATATTTATAAAATAAAATACCATGAATTCATTTGGAGTAATAAAAACTAAAATCGAAACTTTTTTTGAAAAAAATTACAAAAAAGATATTTTTAAAAAAGGTTTAAAAGAATTTAAACATTACGTTATAGGTGATAAATCTATTTCTGAGGCTTATTATATATACGATGAGTTATCGTCACAAAAGGGATTAAATGAAAGTATAGTTGATGATTACATATCAGAATCATTTGAACAATTAAGAGATTTAATTAATAATAATCAAACTAAAATTAACTCTTTAGGTGAATGGATTGACGGGTTACTAAAAGAAAATGTGGATAATAGATATGCCGATATTGATTATCAAATCTACACTAAAAACGTTGTGAAGAACTTAGAGTCTCTTTTAGAGTCTAAATTAAAGATTAAAAACAATTTATTAAAAACAATAGTAGTTAAAGAAAGTACATCAGTTAATCTACCTCTATCAACTATGTTAAAAGTTGCAACTAAAACATTTAATGATGAGTATGTCACATTAAATGAGTCGGATAAGAATGAGTTAAAGTATTTTATTTCTTTAGACGGTAAATCATTAAAAGAGGAAATATCCAACACAAAAGACTCAGTAATAGAAAAGTTAAACAATAATCTAAACGAATCTACCGATACCGAATTAAAAGAAAAATTACAAAAGACTATTAATAAAATTAATGAGTCGGAAAATAGTTTAACGTCTTTATATAAATTAAGACAATTAGAAAGTGGACTTATTTCATGAGAAAATTTTTCACATCATTATTAGGTGACGTCGATGGTCAAAAATCATCAAAAAGATTTGTTACTATAATAGCATTTTTCATGATGTGTGTTGCATTTATATCCAACATCTTTATGGAAATACCTCTACAAAAATATGTTTGGGATGGTATGATGTATATTGTTGGAGCCGGACTAGGATTCACCACACTTGAAAAATTTTCAAGGAGTAGAGGGGTCGAAGAATAATGTCAGACAGAAAATATCTTAAATGGTCCAATACTACTGTTAGTGACGCTGAGATAAGAAAGAATTTGGATATTTTCGACCAGTGGTACTCTAACAGTTAAAGGTCGTTTCTTTTTTTATTTACGTAGATAGCTTTTTTGCGCTCCTCCCTTCTTTCAACCGAAGGTTTCGTATACTCTTTATTTTCATTGATTTTCTGCATCTGCTTAGTTCTATAAACTTTATATTTATAGTTCTTCAAAGCTGATTCAATATTCTTATTTTTTACCTCTATTATTAACATTATACGGTTTTATGTAATATAAATATATGTTTTTGACATATTACCATTATTAAACTATATTTTATTTAAATAAATAAACTTTTAAAGTTATGCTAAAATATGAAAAAAGGAAAAACATCACAGCTAAAATTATTTAGCGATATAAAATGTTATTATGGGACGGTAGATGCAAAAAATTTAAAATCACTGTATATTGTATTACAGACATGGGTAGAACCCATAAAAGAATTTGATAACTGGGATAGAGCGACAAGTTATTTAGAAAAAACTATAAAACAGACATTACATGAGATTTGTGACCCTT